ATCTAGCAAACAGAGGAAATAGATAATGAAATATACAGAGATATTGACATCATCTGCTGCTGCAATTTCAGATCGTAGCAATAAATACGGAACGCCAGACGAGTGCTTCAAGGCTATTGCCGAGATTACCGGCGCTCTTCTTGGTCGTGAAGTGACAGAGTATGAAGTCGCTGCATTCCAGCTCGGGACAAAGCTTGGCCGTCATCGTATGAATAAAGACTATTCAGACAACTATGTTGATGGCGCAAGCTACATAGGATTTTTGGGTCACTTTGCTATGAAAGAACAAAAGAGCGAAGGCCCATCATTCACTATACCGTCGTCAAATATTGAGTCTCTACGCTCAAAGAGAAAAACATTTACACCTCCTACAGGGACAGTAAATCTAGACGCTCTTGAAGATGAGATCATCTCGTCATTGTAATTAATAATTGGTGTGGGACATGTCTAAAGAAAAGTTTTACAAATATGTCCCGCACCATCAACAGAAGCTATGGGAAGAACTAGGTTGGACTTTCCATTGCGACTTGGGACCACCTCACGCCGCATATAGCAGTCTTTATATTTGGGCTGGCAATGGAGATCCTGTTACTCCTAATGTAGAAATCAAAATAGTGAAGGAAAAAACAAATGAACAATGATCCAGATTATCAAACAGGCGTAACAGACGAGCGCGCTCGTTGCGTTGTTATTTGCGAGTTTTGGAAACGCCCGTCTTACATTGCCACGCATTACGGGCCAATTGACGCCGTTGGTATGGCTGTGTTGCAGAAGGTAGTGGCAGGCATAGAGGCCGACATACGCAGCGGCAATCAGCCTAACGGCTAATAATTTATTTTTATTGATATGGAGATAAGCATGAGGTCGGCTGGAATATACGCCGTTGCGGCTCAACGATATGGGTCTAAGGATGGTTTGGACGACTTCCCAACTCCTCCTTGGGCAACACGCGCATTGATTGAATATGTGATCGGAAAAGATCGCGTAAGAGATCAAAACGTATGGGAACCAGCCGCCAATCGCGGGTTTATGGCTAGGCCATTGCAGGAGTATTTTAAGACCGTCGCTGAATCTGACATCCACGATTACACGGGCGAAGGAAACGTCTGCGACTTTCTTAATTCGAATAATATGGATGGAATATTTAACTGGGTAATAACAAACCCGCCCTTTAATAAGGCGCAGCAGTTCATAGAGAAGGCCCAGACAATAGCAACAGACGGCGTGGCTATGCTTGTCAGGACGTCGTTCTTAGAGGGCTGCATGAGATACAATACTTTGTATATGCACAACCCTCCAGACATTGTTGCGCAGTTTGCTGGACGTGTTCCTATGGTTAAGGGCCGTATGGATAAGCACGCCTCAACAGCCACCAGCTATGCGTGGCTTGTTTGGTATATCGACAATTTGCACGACCTAGAAAAGGTAACTGTATTGAGATGGATACCGCCATGCCGCAAGGAGCTTGAGAGACATGAAGATTATGCATGACACACAGTCTCGCAGGTTTAAAGATCCTGCTGATTTGACTGATTACGAAAAGACCCTTCTGGATTTAAGAAGGCAGGGGCTTAGTCATAAGAAAATAGCTCAGAATTATAACGCAAGTGAAAATACAATCTCAAATAAGTTCACTGTAATTAATCAAAAGTTGAGACTTTTGGAGATGGAAAAATGACGATCTTTGTTCCTGCTTATTGGCCGCTATTCAAGACGCATGAGCTACGTCGTTTTGATTATACAGCTCCTAACGCACCCAACTTCACATCCGTCTTTTCATACGACGTCGGCTCAGATTCGATGTTGTATAACAACTATGACGCCAATCTTACTTGGTTAAATCGTTGGTATTACCAATACCGCACTGGGTTTGGAATTGCGGAATACAGAGATGATTATCCCGGTGGGAAGAAAGTTGTAATGTCGCCCCCTATTGGATGGGGAGAGTTTACAGAAATTGGCGGCACTTATGAGAACAAGCCAAAGTTTGATTTTTTTAAATGCTCGCCGCCGGCAATGGGCTCAGGAGAGCAGATTGTTGCATTTGAAGATCGACTAGCTGTTATGGGAATAAATGGCGTCTACTACAACGACGTCATTATATTTAGTTACCTGCAGTCGTGGGGAGGCAAGCCCGCTATTGGAGCCCGCTACTGGATGGCGCTTGGAATAGGCCCTGTTGCAACTCAATTCCTTACGCAAGATGCCAATGATCCAACAAAGGTAACGGAATCTGTTCGCTGGGATGCGCACGTCACCAGAGTTAATGCGTGATGGCACGCCCGTTTTATGAGAGCTCTGATGACCGTATTCGCGAGCTTTCGGCAATAAATCGTCTGCTTAGTGGGACAGAGAAGACAGTAAGAAAGCTACCAATAAGATACGGCGTAGACTTCGCCATTATAAAAGATGGAGAGATAACGGCGTGGGTAGAGGTTAAGTGTAGATTTAATGAGAGCGACAAATACCCAACATTAATGATTAGTGCCGCCAAGATATGGCAGGGAGTTTATACATCTATCAACACTGGCAAGCCTTTCTTTGTTGTTGCGGAATGGACAGACAAAATAGGATTTACAAAAATAGAGACAGTAGAAGGATTAAGTCTCGGCTTTGGCGGAAGGACAGATAGGAATGATGCTCAGGACGTAGAGCCTGTTTATTTTATTCCCATCAAAATATTCACGATGAAGGAGATTAAAAATGAAAATTGACGCAATATTATGCATTGGAATTTTATCTATGTGGGCCTTGGCTGTTATGTCTGCAAATGCATCAGTCGTGGAATCCAAGTCTTTAATTGTTTCTTATGAGACAAGACAATGAGCAAAGACGACACATCAAAAGATCCGACGAAAGTTGAATACTCTGAAGAGGAGCAAAAAGATCCAATTGTTGGTCTGGCTAAAGAGATAAAGAAGCTGCGAAAAAAGATTAAGAAATTACGCAACGCCGTAAGGGGTGTGAAATGAATGACTATTTAGATCTTATTAAACGACTGCGTGAAGATGAAGTTATCATCAATGGGCCAAACGATCACATCAACGGCAGGACTGAAGTTAGAAAACCTACGGCAACGGAACTTGAAGCCGCAGAAGTTATTGAAGAACAGGAAAATTTAATAAAAGCACAAGATAAAGTAATCGAAGATTGTGATGCAAGAATTGCTGAGTTAGAGAAAGCGTTGGATGATCTTATCAAGGCAAAAGAAAAATGGATGTTTACTCAGCGTTTATTATCTCAGGAGCCATTAAAAGATGTCTGATTATGGAGACCTTGTTGAAAGATTGCGTGGCAACCCTGTCAGGTGGAGCGACAGCAAAGAAGCCGCCGACGCATTAGAGGCGCAAGCAAAACGCATTGCTGAACTAGAACATCAAATGAAATTTGAGTGTGACACTTTTCTATGGAAACGCAAACAAATGTCGAGACGTATTGCGTTCTTAGAGGGATGGATGGAGAAATTGTTTAAATACGGCAGTTCGCCGGAAGCAAGACGCAATGAACTGACAATGACGACAGAGATACCTGACAGTTTGATTAGAGAGGGCGAGGATATTTTGCATCATCTTGAGGAAAGATCAGATTTGGGGAAGGGAGAATGACCACTCATCTTTCATTGATTGAAAAGCTGCGCCTAGCCCATGTCACAACGGGCCAGAAAATGTTTGAAGAGGCGGCTGAACGGATCGAGGAGTTGGAAGGCATTATCGGAGCGTATCGTGTGATGGTAAAGCAAAGAGACGAACGCATAGCTGAACTAGAGGCTTCGATTGATAAAAATGACGAATGGGCAAAGTGGTTTATTGAGAAAACTGACGCCCGTATCGCTGAATTGGAAAAAGAGATAGAACGCGTTGACGAGTGGGCAAAGGGATATATTGAAAAGGCAGACACCCACATCGCTGAACTAGAGGCAGCGTTAAAGCTGATGATTGACACGCAAGATGATTGGGAAAAAGGCGTTTATGAAGTAGTTGGAAAGCAGCCAAATGTATTTAATCGCGCGATAGACGCCGCCCGTAAGGTATTGGGAGAGAATGAATGAGTGATGACCTTGTAAAGCGATTGCGCGGCAAAAAGTTAAACTGCATTTGTGCCGCTAAGTCAGCCAGCGAATGTTGTTGCGATACAGATTGGCCTGAGAGTTCTTGTAATGAAGCCGCCGACGCTATTGAGCTTTTACAGCGCGAACTAAAGTGTGCGACTGAACTATGGGAGCAGCAAAAGGAACTGGCTTTGGAATATTTGGCTGACATAGAAAAAGCTAATGAGCGGATTGAGGAATTGAAAGAACTATTAATGATAGCGAATAATGATTTCTTCAATATTGAAGCGACCACATTTGACATGAAATCTCGCATTGCTGAACTAGAGGCAGCGTTAAAGCCGTTTGCTGAGGTGGCCGATGAATACGAACTTATTCTTGGTGTTCAAGATAATGATCAAATATTTGTGCCTCTCGCTGCCTGTCGCCGAGCCCGTAAGGTATTGGGAGAGAAGGAATGAGTGACCGCCGCCCAACGGACAACCATCGATGTATTTGTTGTCGATGCAGATACACATCTGGGTTTGTGGCCACAATTCGCAATAGGTGCGCAAATTCCGTTAGGAGAGGGTAATGTCTGACAACCTTAACCTTGTGAAGCGTCAGCGCGAAATATCACAAGCCTCACACAAAGTGCGTGATAGTATTTACTATCCAGTAAATGGAGCCGCCGACGCATTAAAGGCGAAGGACGCGGAAATAGATTATTGGAAAAACCGCACCCGCGAGGCACTCGAAACAATAAAGGACAATGTCGCCCGCATCGCTGAACTAGAGGCAGCGTTAAAGCCGTTCGCGCTAGGAGAGACAGCAATAGAAGCCGGACATAATGCTGCATCAGACGACTATCCTTTGATGCAAGTTGTATCATGTGGCGACCTACGCCAAGC